GAGTATAAGTTGGTGGGGGGGTAACCTTTAAAGGTAAGTACTTTAAGTATGATACTTAGATTTAGTTATTAACTAAAGGGGAACCTTTAAGGGTATACTTAAAGTAAGATACTTAGATTAATTAATAAACTTAAGTAGAACCTTTAAAGGTATTCTTTGTAGTAGTAACCTTTAAGTATCTTATATAGGAGAGATGAATTTAAATTCAAGGGGCACCCTCAATATAATTTATCTTAGTCTTTGTAGTAGTAAGCTACTTGACTCTCTTCTAGCCTTCATGCTATACTTCCAGTTATGACTAGAGAACTAACATTGAGTAGGAACCATGATGCTCTTCGGAACTGAGTACACTAAGACGATCAAGGGTGTAGTGAGAACTAAATCTTTGTTCTATGAACTTAGCTACGATAACTTGCAGCATGTGATCTTTACACTCAAAGACGAAGATGTTGAGCATAACGGTAGAACCTATATGTCTCTGGCTAAGCTCTACCGTAACCTGGTTCCACAAGATCCTACTGAGTACACTTTCGGTATGACTATCTTTGGTAACTGGCATGTCTGGGAAGTTCTAAGAGAAGCTCCTCAGTTGAAACCTTACATCGCAAGATGGCGTAGAGAAGCTGAAGTCAAGATTAAGTCTGAAGCTATTTCAGCTATTGCAACTGAGATGAAGGAGGGTGGCCGTAGTTCCTTTACAGCAGCCAAGCTTCTCCTTGAGAGAGGTTGGATTGAGAAGGAAGCAGCCTCTAAGTCTAAGATGAAGTTGCAAGAGAAAGAAGAGCAGGACATGGACCGTGAGGCCATGAAGCTCTTAGGTGAAGAGGCTGAACGTCTCGGCTTAAACAAGTTAAACTAAGCACTACAATCCACCACTGGTAAAGGATTATATACTATGGCAAAGAAGCCAGACATTACAACTATTGCTTCAGGCTATTACAGTCGTCAGGCACTAAACAATAACTTTGAAGAATTACAAGATGCCTTTGATAACACACTAAGCCTTGATGGTTCGACCCCGAATGCTATGAAGGCGGACCTAGACCTTAACGGTAACGACATCCTTAATGCCGCAAGACTACATACAGACACACTAACTCTGGCTGGTTTTCTTATTGGTACTGACAGCTTACGTGCCGCAGGTGCTAGCCTATACACTGACGAGTACACTGGCGATGGTACAACCACAACCTATATTCTGACATACGATCCGTACATTAAACAAAACACCCAAGTCTATATTGATGGTGTGTACCAGAATAAGTCTGGGTACGTACTTTCAGGCAGAAGCTTGACGTTCTCTCAGGCACCTCCTGATAACTCCGAAATTGAAGTCAACATAGCTCGGTCTCTAGACTTTATCAATGGTGATGGTAATGTTATTGATGTGGGTCCTGTTGGTCCTACTGGCCCTCAAGGTCCTCAAGGACCCACAGGTCCTACTGGTCCTACAGGGGCTACAGGTCCTACTGGTCCTGAAGGTCCTACTGGTCCTCAAGGTCCTGAGGGTGAGGGTCTTACAGGTCCTGTTGGCCCTCAAGGTCTTACAGGTCCTACTGGTCCTGTTGGTCCTCAAGGTCCTCAAGGACCCGCAGGTCTTACAGGTGCTACTGGCCCTGAAGGTCCTATAGGTCTTACAGGTCCTGAAGGTCCTATTGGCCCTACTGGTCTTACTGGTCCTATAGGTCCTGAAGGTCCTATTGGTCCTGAAGGTCCTGTTGGCCCTGAGGGCGTTGCTTCTGTTGCTTTGTATTCTGACCAGTTTACTGGTGATGGCTCAAAAAGAGCCTACGGATTGACCTACAATCCACTTCTTAAAGAGAATACACTAGCCTATATTGATGGTGTGTACCAGAACAAAGCTGGCTACAGCCTCTTAAACAAAAACCTGACGTTTTCTGAGGCCCCTCCCCTTAACTCGGACATTGAGGTAATAACATTTACTTCAGTTGTACCGTAGCAAATCTTATAAACAAATAAAGGGGCATAACACTATGCTGCGTAGGAGAAAGAGATGACTATTAAACAACACGGCGGTGTCTTTGGTCGCAATCCAACATTCAACAATGTATCTGGAGAAAGTCTAACACTAGCTGACGGAACTGCTCTTTCTCGATATGAAGAGGGGACTTGGATTCCTGATCCTCAAGATAGTTCAGGTAACTCTGCCTCGGCTAGCAAGGCATTAGGCAACTATACCAGAATAGGTAACGTGGTTTTTGCAACAATTCTCTTGGAAAACATTGACACTACAGGATTAACTGCTGGTAATGACTTCCGTATCTATGGATTGCCTTTTACGGCTGCTTCACTTCCTCAGTCTCAAATATTTACAGGTGATGCTCGTATGAATGACGTAACATTCTCAGGCAATCCCAACTTGGCGATCCTAGATGATACAGACTTTATTCGCATTTCTGAAACAAGCTCTGGTTCTGCATCTGACTTTGTTGTTGTATCTGAAATAGCTTCAGGTACAGCCGATATTTACGGCACAATTACTTATATGGCTACGTAAAGGAAACTAGCATGGCACTCACAAAAGCAAATAACAGGATGATTGATGGGGCCATGGTCAATGTCCTTGACTATGGTGCTGTAGCAGATGGCGTTGATACTGGATCAGCTTTTACTGGCACAGATAACACTGCTGCGTTTCAGGCTGCATTAAATGCGGCTGGTGCTGCTGGTTCTGTTCTTTATGTTCCTGCTGGTAAGTATCGGTTTGCTGCCAACACAACTAACAATACTTCCAATCTAACTTTGAATAATAGTATTCATATTATTGAGGGTTATGGGGCAGAGCTTCTGATTGATGATGACGCAGGTACACACTACAGCTTGTTGGATTTTATCCGTACACCAAACCTAGATAGCAGCACTAACCTTGATGACCGTGAGTTGTTGCAGATCAACGGTGTTACATTTCGTGGTCGTTGGTCACACAGCAATTACTATGCTGGATCGAACGTATTAACGGTTCAGAACTTTGCTCGTATTGAATTGAATGATGTTAAAGCATACGACATCCCAGCTAAGTTTTCTCGTAGTCGTTATAATGGCGCATTGGTGATCAGTGGCTTTGAGGGCAAACGAATTGCATCTGACTGTATTCGTTTTGTTGACACACCTAATGTAGAGATTACAAACATTAACTTGTTTGAGATTGATGATGACTGCATTGCACTTCCTGTTTCAAATGCGGCACTATCAGATAGTCGTTCTCGTATTACAATTAGCAATGCCACAATCGAAAAGTGTGAAGGTATCTTGATCTTGGGTGCAAGGGTTGTAACCCTTAGCAACATTGCTATGCGACTTTGCATGGGTACTCAGATATATGTTGGCGGTAAAGTTGGCACGGAAGGTGTAGCTGCACCTCACAACCTTACACTGTCTAACATTACAATTACTGATCCTCTTAATCGTGCGGATGGTGGTTCTATTGGGTCTGCCCCAACAGCAATGCTGACAAGCCTACCTGCTGCTATCGTAGTAGCTGGTTTGCAACCTACTGATGGGACAAGTGCTGTTAAGCCTGAGTATTATGATAGTGCTACTGGTGCTTTTGTGACGCCTTACCAACTCGACACATCAAGCAATCCAATCATGTATAATTACGGAACAGCTAACACCTTAACGGGTGGCTATAACGTAGTGATTGATGGTTGTACTGTAATGAGAACATTACCTGCTGTTACTAATTATTCTGACTGGGGATTGGGTTTAGCTTTCAATCGTTATGGTCGATACGATCCAGCTGTTGCTTTGAGCAACTGGGCAGATAATGGTATCCAGCTAAACGGTAGCATTAAAAATGCTGTGGTTTCTGACTGCACAGTAATGGGTCTTACTGAGGGTGCTGGGGTCTACCTTAAAAGCCTTGCCGAAGATGCAGCAAGTCGCAACCGTGAGTTTGAAAACATCTTGATTGATGGTTGTTCTGTCCGTGACTGCAAGTACGGTGTTTCACATAGTGCGGATGCCGCAGGAAGTACATTCACATGGAGTGTTGTTGTTCGAGATTGTTCCTTTGATCTTGACCCCTTCCACACAGCATCTTCACGGCGAGCAGCTGGTGGTTGGCAGACAGGCATTAGTGTTTCTGATAGGCCAATAGGTATTTACTTCAGGCAGTGTTACGGTTGGAGTATTCATGGCTGTTCTTTTGCTAACTCCTATGACAGCATCTTGGCAAACTCAGATTACTTTGAGCAAGCAGATATAAAAGACAACATTCTTTTATGTGATCCAGTTGCGATTGGGTATAATAACAACAACTTAGGGATCGGTGATGTGCCTGCTGGTGGTGAAGCATTCAGGCATTATATAATTGATGGCGACCCAACATCTTCAACATACATGCAAATAACTACAATTCCTGTAGGGGAAGCAAACGCAATCCCTACGAGTGGGTCATATGTTAAAGGACACTTTGTTAAGAACACAAACCCAACAACAGGCAGTTCTAGAACAACTATTGGTTGGATGCGTCAAAGCACAGGCACAGGCCATACCGTAGCAACGACAACGACTGCTGATTGGGCACCGTTAGTTATTCCAACATCTTAATACCCTTAGAGGGTAAACAACTCTGAGTGAGTTCGCAATCTCACTATTAATCCAAGGAGATAAAAATGGCTAACGTAACTGCTGACATTACAGCCCAGAATACTTTCACTGATAAACTTCAGGTAGTGGGTCACTTCAACTTGTCTATCTCAGGAACATGGGATGCTACAGTCACTGTACAACGTAGCTGGGATGGTACTAACTGGTTTGATGTAGACACATTCACCAGCAACTACGAGGGGGTAGGCTTCGATGCTGAAGAAGTCTTCTACCGTGCAGGTGTCAAGACTGGCGACTTCACCTCAGGTACTGTAGCACTGCGTATCTCAGACAACCGTGACTTCGGAGCTAAAGACGTCTTCGTACAATAAAAATACTACTCTTGACTAACAAGGAAACACAATGTCTGATGAACAACGTTTAGAAAGAATTGAAACTAAACTTGACCAGATGTCTGAGGCCATTGTGTCTCTTGCTCGTATGGAAGAAAGGATGATTACTTTGTTTAATCGAATGGATGCCTACGATAAAAGACAGAATAGTATGGAAGAACGAGTAAGTATTGTTGAGAGTAATTCAGGAACTAACGGCCAGATGCTCAGGTTTGCTGAAAGGCTCTTCTGGATTGTAGCAGCTGGTATTGCAGCTATGTACTTTAAAGGATAACTTATAACAATGCGTACAATCACAGAGATCTTCGTTCACTGCTCAGCTACAAAGCCTAACTGGATGGCAGCTAATAGTTGCAAGCAGAAGGTGGAGGAGATCGACAGGTGGCACAAAGGTAATGGCTGGTCCGGAGGCATCGGCTATCACTTTGTAGTTGATCGCCAGGGTGACGTATGTGTAGGCAGACCAGTTGAGAAGGTTGGTGCTCACGTCAAGGGACACAACTCTAACAGCATTGGTATCTGTCTTGTAGGCGGCCACGGTGGTGCAGCTACAGATAAGTTCGAAGATCATTTCACTGATATGCAAAGAAAAGCATTAGATAAACTTCTAAGTGACTTGACCAAAGAACACAAAGATGCTAAAATACGTGGACACAATGAAGTAGCAGCTAAGGCTTGTCCATCGTTTACCGTAAAGGAATACTTAGATGGACGTGAAACCAAAGACGTACAAGAGGGAAGTAGCCTCTCTACTCCTAGTAGTTCTACTATCGTTGATCTGCTTGTGGGTGTTCTTCGGAAACTCCTTAGCAGGTGAAGCTGTAAAGGTTCTTAACCTACCTATCTTTACATTTGCTGGTGCTGCCTTTGGCATGGACTCAGTAGTTAAACAATGGAATATCAGTAATAAATGAATGTTACCTTAGATCAGATTAGGCTTGCAGCTGAGAGTGATCTAGCCACATTCATTAAGCTTATAGCACCTGAGCAGATACTAGGTCAAGCTCATGAGGACGTATGCTCTTGGTGGACTAGACCTAACTCTAAGACACACCAGCTCCTGCTGTTCCCTCGTGACCACGGTAAGTCTAGACTTGTAGCTTATCGTGCAGCATGGGAGCTAACTAAAGATCCTACACTGCGTATCCTCTACATCTCAGCTACAGCTAACCTTGCTGAGAAACAACTAGGCTTCATTAAGTCTATCCTTACCTCTGAGACATACCGCCGTTACTGGCCTGAGCATGTCAACAAAGAAGAAGGAAAGAGAACTAAGTGGACTAACTCAGAGATTATGTTAGACCACCCAGCCCGTAAGAAGGAGAACGTACGTGACCCATCCATCTTTACTGGTGGCCTTACTACCTCCCTTACTGGTATGCACTGCGACATTGCTGTGCTTGATGACGTTGTTGTTTATGAGAATGCTTACACAAATGAGGGCCGTGAGAAGGTTAAGAGCCAGTACTCACTCCTCTCCTCCATCGAAGGTGCCAACGCCAAGGAATGGATTGTAGGTACTCGTTATCACCCTTCTGACCTGTACAACGATCTGATGCAGATGACAGAGGATCAGTACGACAACGAAGGTAACAAGGTCTCAGAAGAACAGATCTACGAAGTGTTCGAGAGAGCAGTAGAGGATCGGGGTGATGGGACTGGTGAGTTCCTGTGGCCTCAGCAGCAACGTAAGGACGGTAAGTTCTTTGGCTTTACAATGCAGATCCTAGCTAAGAAACGTGGACAGTACTTAGACAAGTCTCAGTTTAGAGCACAGTACTACAACGATCCTAGTGACCCTGACAACGTACCAGTTGATCGTACTAAGTTCCAGTACTACGAACGTAAGCATCTCACACAAGAGAATGGCTTCTGGTTCTACAAAGATCGTAAGCTTAATGTTGTAGCATCTATTGACTTTGCATTTAGTTTATCTAAGAAGGCCGACTACACAGCTATTGTTGTAGTAGGTGTAGACCACATGAATAACATCTACGTACTCGACATTGATCGTTTCCGTACTGACCGTATCTCAGAATACTTCGACCACATCTTTCAGCTGTCAGCTAAGTGGTCCTTCCGTAAGATGAGAGCAGAAGTTACAGTAGCTCAACAGGCTATCGTTAAGCAACTCAAAGAACTAATCAAGCAGCATGGCCTAGCTATCAGCATTGATGAGTACAGACCTAACAAACACCAAGGTAACAAAGAGGAACGAATTGCCTCTACCCTTGAGCCACGTTATGATAACCTTCAGATCTGGCACTATAGAGGTGGTAACATTCAGACTCTTGAAGAAGAGTTGTCAATGAGACACCCACCCCATGACGATATTAAAGATGCTCTTGCTTCAGCTATCGACATTGCAGTCAAACCTTCACAGCATGTCAGACGAACCAACAACACTAATATCGTATGGGCTAACAGTAGATTCCGAGGAGCAAGCTAAATGGCTGGCACAACTATCGAACTAAAATCTTTGCTTGGTCCTGACCAGATGGCTGTGGAGATTGCTACTCGTTGGCAGGATTGGTCTAACCTTCGTCAGAAGAAGGTAGACGAGTGGAAAGAACTCCGTAACTATCTGTACGCCACTGACACACGGACAACAAAGAATGCTATGTTGCCTTGGTCTAACAGCACCACTACACCTAAGCTGACACAGATCATGGACAACCTTCATGCTAACTACTTTGCTACGTTGTTCCCACAGCAGAAGTGGATGCGGTTTGAGGCTGACACAAAAGATAGTAACGTCAAAGCTAAACGTGATGTGATCCAAGCCTACATGAACAACAAGGTTCGTCAGTCTGACTTCACTAACATTGCTTCTGATCTGTTGTATGACTACATCCAGTACGGTAACTGCTTTGCTACTGTGACTTGGGAAGACTCCTATCAGGTTAAAGAAGCTGGTGATCTAGTTGTAAACTACGTTGGACCTAAGGTTGTACGTATCTCTCCATTCGATCTAGCCTTCAATCCTACAGCATCTAGCTTTGCTAAGTCTCCTAAGATCATCAAGTCTATCAAGACGCTTGGTGAGATTCGTCGTATGATTGATGAAGATCCATCTAACTCCCACTTGGAAGCTATCTTCAACAAGATGATTGGTGCTCGTGCATCCATCCGTGGCTCTGATGATAACTACAAGGCTGATGGTTTTATTGCTGATGGCTTCTCGTCCATTCAACAGTACTACGAGTCTGACTATGTAGAGATCCTCACCTTCTACGGTGACTTCTATGATGCGTCTACAGGTAAGCTGCACAGTGATCGTGTCATTACAGTTGTTGACCGTGCCTACGTACTGGCTAACGAAGAGAACCCTAGCTGGTTGGGTAGTGCTCCTATCTTCCATGCTGGCTGGCGTCCACGTCCTGACAACCTCTATGCGATGGGTCCACTGGATAACCTCGTAGGTATGCAGTACCGTATCGACCACCTTGAGAACCTTAAGGCTGATGTGTTCGACCAGATCGCATACCCTATGCTCAAGATCCGTGGTGATGTAGAAGACTTTGACTTCCAGCCTGGTGGCCGTATCTATATCGGTGAAGAGGGTGACGTAGGCTACATGGCACCTGATGCCACAGCCTTGCAAGCAGACCTGCAAATTAGGCTGCTGGAAGACAAGATGGAAGAGATGGCTGGTGCACCTAAGCAAGCTATGGGTATCCGTACTGCTGGCGAGAAGACAGCCTTTGAGGTACAGTCCCTACAGAATGCTGCCTCACGTATCTTCGAACACAAGACTGCCCACTTCGAGAGAGTATTCCTTGAGCCTATCTTGAATGCAATGCTTGAAGTTAGCCGTCGTAACATGAACATGTCTGACACCATCCGAGTTATGGATGATGCTACAGGTGCTGTGTTGTTCCGTACAATCACCAAGGATGACATCACAGCCAAAGGTAAGATCGTCCCTGTAGGTGCTCGTCACTTTGCTGAACGTGCTCGTCGTGTACAGAACCTTACACAGTTGTATCAGATCAAACTTGCTGATCCTTCTGTAGCAGCTCACATGTCAGGTAAAGAGTTTGCTCGTATCCTAGCTGATGAGCTTGGTGAGCCAACATTGTTCAGTGAGAACATCGCCGTTAGTGAACAACTAGAAACACAACAGCAGATGCAAGAAGCAGAAGCAGTTAACCAAGAACAGCTGATGGCTGCTCAACAGATGGGAATTTAATTATGAAGAAACCTATGCGTCCTAAGGCTCGTCCTACAGCCCCTAAGACATCACCTCGTCCTCAGGCCCGTCCGTACACAGATGTGAGTCCTCGTGCTGAGATGCGTACCGCAGGGCCTCTGCCACTGGGTAGAAACCGTATCGTAGACGTAAGCCCAAGTGCTGAGATGAGAACACCAGAACCCCGTCCACTCCCTAAGAAGAAACGGTAGTAATGCAGACAGCATGGCTTAAGGGTCTCAAGGGACAAGACAAAGAGAAACGTAAGGCTGAGGTACTTGGTTATCGGAATGCCTTCGACTCTCTCAAAGAAATTCTCGAACGTGATTTCAAGAAGAAACAATCCGTTCGTGATTATGAAGCCCCAAACTGGGAGCTTCGCCAGATCGCAGTCAATGAGTATAACCAGTCTCTAGACGATCTGATTAAATTAATCACACTGGAACACAAGGAATAAATATGAGTGTATTTACTGAGGGTAATGTAACCACACAAGCTACTCAGACAGAGCAACAAACTACAGAGACAACCCCACCACAGGATTCTTTTGTAGCCAAGCTCGTAGAGGCAAAGGGAGAGAACTGGGGCAACCCTGAAGTTTTAGCTAAAGGGAAACTCGAAGCTGATAACTACATCCAACAACTAGAAACTCAACTCACTCAGTTGAGAGAAGATCTAGGGAAACAGGATTATGCCGCAAAGCTTCTCGACCAATTACAGAATAAGGCCGCAGAACCCACCACTGCGAATACTGTAATGCCCAATAACAACAACAATATTGGTGGCACGTCAGAAGGGAACACCAACCCTAACCTGAGTGAGGAAGACCTGAAGAGCCTTGTCGAACAGACACTAACTGCACGAGAGAAGGATGGACTGGTAAAGCAGAATCTAGCTATCGTGGATCAGGAGTTGGAAAAGAGCTACGGCACAGAAGCCAAAGCTAAAGTCCAATCTAAAGCACAAGAACTTGGAATTAGTCTTGAACGTATGCAAGAGATTGCAGCTGAGAGTCCCAATGCTTTCTTTAGCCTGATCGGAGAACCGAAGAAATCCTTTAACCCTATGGTACAAGGCTCGGTCAGAACAGAAGGTGTCAACATGCAAACTTCGGCTGAACGGAACTGGTCCTATTACCAGAACCTCCGTAAGTCGGATCGTCACACATACTATTCACCCAAGATCCAACAACAACTTATGGAAGATAAGATGCGGATGGGTGATAAGTTTGGCAATTAACTCAACGAAGGTACAACCTTCACTTTATAAAGGACTAGCACAATGGCTGGTATGATCTCCTCTAACGCTGACATGCAGCGTCTCATTCGTTCCGAGGTTTACTCCTCTGAGCTTAAAGACATCCTCCGTGATGAAATGCAAGCACAGAAGTACGTCCGTATGCTGGACGGCTTCCCTGATGGTGACACATTCACTATCCCAACAATCGGTGAAACTGTTGTTGCTGACTACACAGAAGATTCTGCTGTAGCCTACACACCAATGGACACAGCCGAGTTCCAGTTCACTGTTGACCAGTACCTCCAGTCGGGTACTTACATCACCAAGAAGGCAGCACAGGACTCGTTCTACTCTGCACAACTGGAAGCCCGTTTTGTTCCTGAGCAAGAACGTGCAATCATGGAGCACTTCGAAGCTACGACTTTTGCTTCCCCTGAAGTTGGTGTTACAGCTAACTCCGCAGAAGCTATCAACAGCATTGCACACCGTATCTCTGGTGGCAACGCAGGTCGTCTTGAGCTTGAAGACTTCGCATTTGCTCGTTTTGCTTTGAAGAAAGCTAACGTTCCAGACCGTGGCTTGGTTGCTGTAGTCGATCCATCTGTTGAGTACCAGCTGAACACACTGACCAACTTGGTTAACGTGTCCAACAACCCAATGTGGGAAGGTATCGTTCGTGATGGTATCGCAACTGGTATGCGTTTCGTAGCTAACGTTTACGGCTTCGACGTATACACATCCAACTACCTCAAGGGTACAGTAGCTGATGCTGCTCTGCTTGAGAAGGATGGCACAACAGGTAACGACTTCTCCACCAACAACGGTGTTGCTAACTTGTTCTTCTCTGCTGACCAGACTGCTAACCCATTCGTGGGTGCATGGCGTCAGATGCCTGAGGTTGACTACGAGTACAACAAAGACATGCAACGTCACGAGTATGTAACTACTGCTCGTTACGGTGTTAAGAAGTACCGTCCAGAGGGTATCGTGACTGTTGTCACCAACCCAGCTGTATAAGATCTAAGGTTGGGGGGCTTCGGCTCCCCTCCCTACTTTATTCCATTTTGTTATTGACAGATCTGAAATAACTTGTATAATTTCATTATCGGTACCCCGATGGTATATACCCTATAAGTATATCCACTAACATCTAAGGACATAGACATGGTTAATGTAAACCACAGTACACTCACAGACCCATATCTCCATGAACCTAAGGGTGTATCTACAGCTTCTGCTAATGAAGTATATGTAGCCAATGGTACAGGTGCAGGTGCTTGGAAGACAGTTCAAAAGTACGTTAATGGATACGTACCATTTGATGCTGTAACACCTGCCTACCAACATTCAGTAACTACTAGCTTCACACCTCTAAACCCTACGTTCTCAATATCTGAAGTTGAAGGTTGGGTAGGTGAGGCATCCCCTAATGCTCGTCTCAAGTACACAGGTACAGAGACTATTGTATCCTTCACTAACTTTACCTTCAGCTACAAGAATGACTCAGGCACTAGCCGTGACTTAGAAGTCGTCTTCTACAAGAATGGTTCTGTTATGAATGGTGGTCACATCATTGTGACAGCTGTCTCTGGTGAATGGAAACATGCTACTCTGACTGACATTGGTACATTCTCAACTAATGATTACCTAGAGATTTATGTTAAAGGTAGTGCAGCCTTCACACTTGATATAGCATCTGCCAGCCTTACAGCTATGGGGGCCTTAGCATAATGAAACGTACCCTCCTTGAAATGACACAAAGCATTCTGAGTGACATGGACTCAGAGGGTGTAAACTCAATCAGTGATACTGTAGAAGCTGAACAAGTTGCTTCTGTTATTGAGGATACATTCTTTAATATTGTAGCAGCTAGAGACATTCCTGAGCATCAACAGCTTATCAAGCTTACTTCATTGTCTGATAGCTCTAAGCCTACTCACTTCAAGTATCCAACTAATACTCGTAAGCTTGAGGCTGTCCAGTATAACGTAGGAACTAACTACGGCTACGTTAAGTATGTAGACCCTATCACCTTCCTGGATCGTATGAACCCTAGTGGAACAGTTGTAACTGTTACTGACGTGAAGGGTGGTACTCCACTCTACATTCGTAATGATTGTATGCCTTCCTACTACACAAGCTTTGATGATGAGAACATTGTCATGGATAGCTTCGATGCATCTGTAGAAGCAATCCTACAGACAAGTAAGACAAGAGCCTACGGATATATCTACCCAACCTTTAGTCAGACTGATAGCTTCGTTCCTGACATTGATGACACCATGCTGCCCTACCTCCTTGCTGAAGCTAAGTCAGTCTGCTTCTCTTTGTTCAAGTCAGGCAGTGACCCTAAGATTGAGCAGTCAGCTCGTCGTCTAAAGTCTTCAGTACAGAATGACATGTACAAAACTAAGATGGCTAACAAGAGACCAAACTACGGGAGAACCTAATGGTTCAATTTGAAGAAGATACATCCAACCAAAGGTGTGTTTGTAAGTCTGATAAGCTAGTCACAGATATTATCATTGAGAAGTCTATCGGTGGTTTCAGGTTCTTTGAGATTAAAGTTACCAAGGGTTCTGTACCACAGGCTTTGTCAGGTAAGTTTACTAGCATCAGAGCAGCCAAGAAAGCTGTAGAGGACTACCTCCGTAAGAAGGAAGATACCCCAGCCGCCCGAAGAGAGTACTTCGCCAAAGCCAGAGAAGAACGGAACAAAGAGAATGCCACAAAGTCTAAAGCAAAAGGTAGTAAACACGTTCGTCAAGGGCCTGATAACTGAGGCTGGTGAGCTAACATTTCCTGAGGATGCATCTATTGATGAGCTTAACTGTCTCTTGAATAGGGATGGATCTCGTAGACGTAGACTAGCTGTTGAGGTGGAGGAGAGTAATGTCTTGTCCACCTTTAATGTTACAACTACAGGTGAGTTCACTACAGGCCGTTGGGTTAACGTAGCTGGTCAGCCTGGTTTAGAGTTCCTTGTAGTCCAGAACAACAACACACTGTACTTCTACAACCTAGCCTCTGAGCCTTACTCAGCTGGGCAGAAGTCTTTCACTGTAGCCCTGACAACCTTCGAGAATGCTGGTAGCCCAGGTGCAGGTACATCTCGTATGCAAGTAGCATCTATTAATGGTGACCTTGTTGTAGTCTCCTCAGCTATTGATCCTTTCTATATTGAGTATGACCCCACTACAGATAGCATCACAACTACTAAGATCACTCCTCGTGTAAGAGACTTTGATTGGCAAGGGCCAACTGAAAACTATTCAATAAAAAGTGCTTCACCATCTATTGGACGTATATACGACACCACTAACGCAGGGTGGACAGATACTAAAGGTTCAGCTGCCTTAACAGACTACAGGACAGCTAACACAGCCTACCCACCCCTTACACACCCTTGGTACTCAGGTAAGAATGCTGACGGTAACTTCAGTGAGGCTGAGTGGCAGAAGCTGTTTGCTGGTACATCCCTTACAGGTAACGGACACTACGTCCTAGATTTCTTTAATAAGGTTAGAGCTGGTTTACCTACTGAGACTGAGGCATCAAGGTTCTCTACTGTAGCAGCCTACTCAGGTCGTATCTTTTATGCTGGATTGACTTCTCCCAAGAATAGTGGTAGAATACTATTCAGTAAGCAGCTAGATAACATCAATGAAGCTGGTCGTTGCAGTCAACAGAATGATCCAGTATCAGAATACTACAGTGACTTGTTAGACACAGACGGTGGTGTCATTTTAATCCCTGATGCCCACAACATTAAGAAGCTACATGTAATTGGATCTACTCTTCTTATCTTTGCTGAGAATGGTGTATGGCAGATCTCAGGTGTAGACAATGTATTCAGAGCTACAGAGTATTCTATCTCCCGTATCACTGACATTGGTATTACCAACACATCTACGTTTGTAACTGTAAGTGACATCCCTATGTGGTGGTCACAGCATGGCATCCACACTATCTCATTCGATCCTGCGAGTGGTAAGGGCCAAGAGCAGAACCTTTCTATTCCTACTATCCAGAAGTTCTTCGATAGTATTGATGGTAATGCCAAGCAGAGATGCACAGCTGCCTATGATGCTACAAATAAACGAGTGCATTGGTTCTACCCTAACAACGGTACTGGGGACTTCAACAAGAAGAACAGAGTACTCACGTTAGATATCACTCTTCAAGCCTTCTATCCTTGGGAAGTATCTGACAGTGAAGGTTCTTCGAACTACATTATCGGTGCTGAGTATCTCCAAGGCTTTGGGTCTGACTTCGTAGACTTCGATGTGTTTACCTCTGGAGGTGATGACGTAGTTACCTCAGCTGGTGGTGATGTAGTAGTGACTAAGCTATCTCAGTTAGCTCAAGCTGACAGCTCAGTATCTTTGATGGTCTACGATGCAGCCTCAGGTAAGATGACTATTGGCTTCTTCCAAGGTATAGGTTTCCTAGACTGGGGTACAGCTGACTACAGTAGCTATGCTGAAGCTGGCTATGACTTCCTTGGTGACTTGGTACTCAAGAAGAATGCACCGTATATACAGGTGTATCTACGTCCCACTGAGACTGGGTTTGCAGGTAGTGACGAACTAGGTTATACTCCAGTACGTGAGTCCTCCTTGTTAGTATCGTCTTATTGGGACTTCCGTAAGACAACATCTTCTAACCCACAGCAAGCTTATCGTCTCAAGTACACACCAGTAGTGAACGAGTCTAACTTAAACACTTGGGACTATCCTGAAAATGTCGTAACCACACGACTTAAAATGAGAGGTCATGGCCGTAGTATGAGACTGAGGTTCGAGAGTGAACCAGGTAAGGACTTCGTACTGCTAGGCTTTGGAATTATTAGTGCAGCAAACTCACGTTTCTAACCAACCACGATACAAAAGACTAAACGGCATTAAGGGTGAAAACTTTGAAGCTCATATAGAGTACGGCGGAGGTCTCGTAGCAATTCATTTACCAGTAGTTGACAAGTTTGATCGTTCAACATTTATAGAAATGAAGTTCATGCTTGAAGATTGGGATAAGTTCTTTAAGGCGTCAGGGTATCCTGAGACACATATAGCCTTCGAACCAGACAAGACAAAATTAGCTAGATTAGTGGTTAGACTTGGTTTTGAGTACCTTGAGTACCACGAAGGCTTATCTATCTACAGATATATAGGAGAATAAAATGAACCCAGCCACCCTTATACTCGCAGTCGTAGCTACAGCTGCCACGGTTTCGTCTATCAGTCAGCAAAAGAAGGCAGCAGCAGCTCAACGTCAACAGCAGCAACTACAGGCTCAACGTAGCCAACGTCAGGCTATTAGGGAAGCTCAGATCAGACGTGCTCAGACACAGGCATCAGCTCAAGGTATGGGTATCATTGGTGGCTCTGCTCTTGGTGGTGGTCTATCTTCATTGTCATCTCAGCTTGGCGGCTCACTAGGTTATGCAGGTCAGCAGTCAGGTCTCTCTAAGGAGATCAGCATTGCATCCTCTAAGGCTCAGACAGCTGGTGCTGTAGCTGGACTTGGTATGCAAGCCTTCTCATCTTTTGGAGGCTTTGGTGGAGGAACACCTGCTCCTGATGCATCAGCTCTTCTTAAGAATGTGGGTCCATAACAATGGCTAATAATTCCCCACTGGGCTACAACATCACAATCAATTCATTAGACAAACAGTTTGGGGAGGCATCACAACCTCAAGCAGACAGAACAGAGGATATTGTAGCCGTTACAGGTGAGGAAATTAGTACTACAGATGCTAAGACTAAAGTAACTGACTCTTCGTCTAACCAGTACTACGAAGCTTTCCTACGTGGCTATACTCAGAACAAGACAGCTGAAGAGTTGAAGCTTGAAGCTGAGGATATGGGGACTAAGGCTAATGAGTTCATTGGTAACTCCTCCTTTATCTCTGAGCAAGCATTGACAGTCAACAATACTGACTACTCAGCTGTAGATGCTCGTGCTTCTACCAACTACCAAATTGCACAAGAGATCATCTCTGCTCGTCAGTTTGAGATTGGTGCTCGTAAGGGTTCCTTTGAACGTACACTAAACTCAGTAGATAGATTTCTTAGAGATGTATCACCTATTGGTACATACGAAGGTATCACATCTAAGACTGAGCAACAGAGTCTTGACATCCTCAATGCTGCTACCCGTATGGCTCCTGATGAGTTCCGTGCTTGGTTCAATACCTTTGCTGACGATGTAGCAAGTGAAGGTTTGTTTGCTGAGAATACACTAGGGTCTCTAGCTGACTTGACTGCCGAAACACTTGGTGCTGGCTACGATCCTAACAAAGGAATGAACCAAGTATTTGCTGCACTAGATCTTATCGGTGTTGGGCAACTTGCTGCGGTAGGTGCTAAGGCTGTTGTGAAGACCTCTATGAGATCCTCTACAGCTATCGGTAGGGTAGGTGCTATCAGAGGCTCTGAGGCTGCTGCTGAGGCCAGTGAGACTCTCCTACGTGTATCCCCTGACCCTGAGGTCTTAGGTAACGTAGCCCCATCTAACCTCGACCTAGCCCCACAGCCTGTTCGTCCTTCAGCTGCTAAGTTCACTGAGAAGTTTGCTGAGAATGAGATCATCAAGGGTATTGATGACTTGTTCCAGAAGGGTGCCTTTGGTCGTGTAGCAGATCCTGAGGCTATCAAGCTTGCAGCCAGAAACATTGCAGATAAGTACAAGAAGAAAGTAACTAACCCTGTCAATGACTGGAAAGTTGTAGACGAGGGCTTGGGCAACTACGTAACTTCAATTAGATTCGGTAAAGCTAAGGGTGGTGTACCCTACAAGGCTAGACCTGATGGTAGCATCCCTCGTGGTGTCCAGAAATTAGCTGATGATATAGTTGCTACTACAAAGACTAATGCCAATGTAGTCCCAGTTGATGTTAATGATCTCTCCAAGGGTTACTTGGTTGAGGTAGTTGAACGTGTAAACCTTTCTGGCCTACAGAAGGCTATTGATCCTAGCTTGGGTATCGAAGCTGGTCTTGTTCGTAACACTCTTGGTCTTGTAATGAACAATGAAGTTGCAGGTTCAGCTGCACTACGTGATGTTCAACGTCTAAGTACTTTGTCAAGCATGGCAGAAGGTGCTCGTGCTGCTGTCAAGAACATTGCTGACCCCTACACAAAAGCAATCCAGAGACTAGGTGCACAAGAACGTTTCACAGTTCAAGCTGTATATACACAACTCCGTGATGGTGCTGACTCTGCCCTACGTGTACGTTACACTGATGGGGAGTTTACTGTTAAGTACCAACAGATGCACCCTAACGGTGCCTCACCTAGTGACAATGCCTTGGAGGCTTACAAAGCTCTAGCATCTGTAGAAGAAGCTGACTACCTGCTCAAGACCTCAAACTTGTTGAACAGATACATTGAGAAGGGTTACCAAAACTCAGTTAAGATCGAAGATAACTTCTACGTACCAGCTAAAAGAGTAAGCAAGTCTGATGTACCAGCTGATGCTAAGATTCTAGATGTTGAGTTTGGTGGTAAGATCCGTATCCAAGACCTAGAGGCAGAAGACATTCCTATCTGGAAGCTGGACAAGCCTACAGCTGACGGTCAAGAGTATGTAGTCAAGCCTAAGCAGGTTCGTATCATTGAGCCTACAGATGTAATGGGCTACAACCCAGGTGGTTCCAGAACCAACCCCAACCTGAACTACTTTGTTGTACTAGGTGACAAACGTCTTAAGGCTTTGATGGGTACATTCTCTGAGAAGCAAGCTAAGACAGCCAAAGAGCAGCTTGGTCGCATCCAACGTGCCTTGATAGATGGTGACAGTGCTATCGACGACATCATTGAAGCTAACAATGACTGGAATCCTGGGGTACAAAACTTCGATGATCTAGTTAAAGTTATGGATGATGAAGGCTGGGACTTGAAGGCTGGTGACATCAACTACAGAGGCCGTAATGATGACATCCTGTCTAGTGAGGTAGACAACTCAGACATCTTTACTGGGATGAAGACAGACGATTACGTTACTAACGACATGAGACGTAACGATACAGTGCTCATGGACTTTGGTGGTGGTAAAGCCTACAACGAAGACCCTATCAACTCTGTCTTAGGTCAGTTCGGTAACTCAGTATTCACCTACAGCAACAGAGCTTATGCTCGTAATGCTATGGTAGGCTGGGTTAAGAAGGTTCAACAGAAGAACCGTAGTTGGTTCCCAGATAATGTATCTTCTACAGACTTCGAGATGCTGTTCCGTGAGGCTAAGATTAGTGGTACGGATGAGTTCTCTCGCCGTATGAAGGAACTACGTGACATTACTATGCGTAAGCTTAACATGCAAGATGAAGCTGCAAGTAGTATGGCTAACATGGGTCAGGGTATTGCTGAGTTTGTCTTTGATAAGACAGGTAAGCAGCTTAACCTTGGTGACCCTACCAATGGATTGTTGAAGATTGGCTTCCAGACTGCCTTTGGTTTCGGTAACGTATCCCAGTTCTTTATGCAGGGCTTCCATGCTACAACAGTAATGGCTATTAGCCCTACTCATGGCCTCAAGGGTGCAGCTATGACGATCCCTGTGAGGGCTGCTCTACGGGCTAACACACCTGAGATGAGGAAGCTTGCAGTTCAACGTCTAGCTAAGGCAGCTTCCATTTCTGAGAAGGATGCTGATGAACTTATTGAGTACATCCACACTTCAGGTCGTGCTGTTGTAGACGGTGATGCTATCGAAGATGGTACAGGTGTTGGCTTCGGTATCTCAGGTTGGAACGGGGAAAGCATGAGGTACTCAGCCCTTAGTGGTGCTGGCTACAATGTCAATAAGCTGGCTACTAAAGGCTTGGACATGGGCTTGTACCCATTTAAGCAGGGTGAACGTCTAGCTCGTCTTACAGCTATCAACACAGCCTCCTTCGAGTTCAAAGCTAAGTTCCCTAAAGTATCTATCCTGTCTGACCAAGCCCGTGAGTGGATCACAAGACGTGAACAAGACCTGACATTCAACATGTCCTCTCTGTCTCGTGGTAAGGTTCAAGCTGGCTACCTGAAGGTTCCTACACAGTGGCTATCCTATACACTTCGTTCCCTTGAGACTGTATTTGTAGGCCGTAACTTCACTAAGGCTGAGAGAGCTAGATTGTTTGTAGCCCTTGCACCTATGTATGGTCTTACAGGCTTTGGTCTTGCGTCTGCTTCAGACTACATCGGAGAGAAACTAGGGGTAGAACCAGATAGTAACTGGTATATTGCAATGAAGTATGGTATGCTTGACGGGCTTATCGGTGCTCTTGGTGGTGATGTAGAGATTGGCCTCGGTCAACGTCTAGCACCAGTAGGAGCTATCACAGATACTTGGAAGAAGGTCTTTGAGGAGAGTGCTTACGGTGCTATTGCTGGTCCATCAGGTGAGATTGCAGGTAATCTCTACTCAGCTGTGACTGACTCAGTAAGCTCCTTGATTCACGGCCACACAGCAACACTGACAGATGATGTAATCAAAGTACTACGTCAACCTTCAGGTCTCGACAACATTGCTAAGGCTTACGGCATCTTCAATAATGGTGTGTATCGCAGTAAGAATGGTATTGAACTTGAGAGTGAGATGACTGTCGGTGACGGTATCGTAGCCCTTACAGGCTTCACACCACTTGAGGTAGTTGAGAACTATTCTCGTCTAGGGCAGATCTACACAGACAACAAGAAGTTCTCTAACTTCCGTAAAGAAGTTAACCGTGATGCTGAAAGAATCTTCACTCTAATGGAAGGTGACAGGTCTGATGTAGACTTAGCTATCCAGCTTGTAGAAGAGCTACACGAACGTATCAGTTTCTCAGGATTCTCTTTCTCTCAGACAAGTCAGCTTCGGGCCTCTACTCGCAGCTCACTAGAGAGTAACTGGAGCAAGATACAAACTAATTTGATTCAACAAGACAGACCGTATGCTCTACAAGCTACACAATCTATCCTGAAAGGTACAGAATAATGGCTGGTATATTTGCCCCAACACTTCAGAGTGAAGTTTCCCCTGAGCAAGCAGTTGAACAACCCTCTATGCTGGCTGCTATTGCTGGTTTAGGTGGTGACTTCCTGAGGACTATGGGTTCCTCTAAAGGCTCATCTTCAGGCTCAACTAAGGTAGACCCTAACTTGGCTACATTTCAGCAGGGCCTGGAACGTGTTCAAGCTATCAGAGACACTAAGGGTGAAGCTGCTGGTCTTATTGCTGAACGTCAGCTTGCCTCTAACTTTGCTATGCAGGGTGTAGAGTTTGGTACTGAGTATAAGAATGTCTACACAACTACTACAGGTCGTGAGTGGGCTGGGTATGGTCGTGATACTGAGGACTTCATGCGTCAACAGGCTCTTCAAGACCCTCAAGTTCAAGCTTCATTCGTAGCTTCGTATGCTTTGCTACCTCAAGATTCCTCGGAAGAGCAACGTATTGAGTATGCTATTGGTCAGAAGGCTCAGCTTCAAGCTGCCTCTGATGTGATTGCTTTGTCTAAGTCTCAGGCAGGTTATTCATGGTCAGTCCAAACTGAGTCTGCCTACGGTACAGCTATTGATTCATTCCTTAACACAAACTTGGGTGCCTTGGTAAACACTACAAAGCAAGGTGGCCGTGTAGGTCCACAGACATTAGCTAACTTAGGTGCTTCATGGGCTCAGCTTAAGGTTGGTGTGTCCCGTCCATCTGGTGTAACTAACGACCAGTGGGAAGCTACCCAAGCAAAGATCACAAGCATTGATAACCTCCTCTCAACTCTGACTAAAGCATCATCTTCTGATTTATTGTTTGAAGAGATTACTACAGGGTTAGCTAATGTTCTTCTTGAAAAGGGTGAGGGGTCTACTGCTTCTATTCTTGCTGCCGCCTCTGCTATCAAAGATCCTATGGGACTAGCTAACATGATGGGCAAGGGTGATCTGAATAAATTTATTATGGATGTAGGCGATTCAATTAACCTAGACATCACACAGCCTCAGTTGTTTGGTCATATCGTAGAACAAAGTGGTGTAGGACTAGGTGGCTCACCATCAGGTAACATCACAGTAGATTCACTACCACCCTCTATCCAAGCTAAGGTTGAAGGGCTTACACCTCAGCAGTACTACAAAGGTCTTAAGGCTTCTGGTCAGTTGACTAAGATGGTTGACACCAATGCACTGCAACGCCCTGAGGGTCGTCAACAGTTCGTAGAGAATGCAGCTGGTATCGGTGCTGTGCTTATGTCAATGAGCAATGAGGACTTCTTGTCTGCATCTTTCCTTACTGAGTTGGTAGGCAGCCCACAGTTTGTTAAGAACGTAAATGCATTGGAGGGTGTTGATCCTGAGGGTGCTACTGTAGCCCGTACTTATGTACGCAGTGGTCTGACTACTGAACTTGTACGTCAACAACGTAACATGGCAGCCATTGAGGCTACATCTACTGCTAATTGGAATGGTTCTAACTACGTTATCGACCAAGAACAACTACGAGCTAAAGTTCCAACATCTAGGATCGAAGAATTTAACCGTTCATTGCAGAAAAACTATGGCGGTGACATACTGTCTGGTGTGCGTGACGGTTTCAGAAGAATGAATGACGTAACAGACGTAGTACAACTTGCTGGTCTATATAATCTTGAGGGTGCTGTAGATCGTCGTGATGCTATTGGTGTTATTAACCAAACACTAGGTGCTCTTGCTGTAGACGAACCTGAAGGTGCTGTCACTTTTGATGTGACACAACTATCAAGCCAGTCCACTACAGACCTTATTACTACAGCTGAAAGTGCCTTGGGCCTCAATGAAGTAAAGCAAAAAGATACCTTGGCTAACTTCCTCTCGGCTGGTGGTGTGGATATTGACCCATCACAAACAGCTTGGTGTGCTGCCTTCGTGAATGCTACCCTAGCTAAGACAGGTCTTGATGGTACCAACGCCCTTAATGCTCGTTCCTTCTTGGATTGGGGTACAGAAGTTACGACACCACAGCTAGGTGACATTGTTGTCCTGTCTCGTGGAGAAGATCCAGCTAAGGGTCACGTAGGTTTCTTCAAGGGCTTCGATGCTGATGGTAACATTCTCATTCTAGGTGGCAATCAAGGTGACTCAGTAACTGTTGCATCCTTTAACAAGAACCGTCTGCTTGGTTTCCGTAGACCTGAAGGTTTGACTGGTGGTGGTACTGAAGCTGGTCTAAGTCAAGCTGTGTATCGTGCTGGTACTGACCCTGACTTCCTTCCTGCTCCTACTGTAGCTTCTACTACACCAGCTGGAGTGACTACTACACCACTTGAAGCTGCACCTGTAGCCCCTGTAGATACTACAGCTACCTTACCTGAACAGCAACAGCAGGTTACGTCAACTGAGGGTGGACAGGCTACTGCACCAACAACACCGCCTGAGATTTCTGCACTATTACAGGCAATCGGTGATCGTAATCTTACTTCAAGTGAATCACAGCAACTGCAAGATTATATCAGTAGCTTAGGTGGCTAATGTTTACCCTCTTAACCTCTAAGCTAAGCCGTATGTTATCTGGTCTGCTTGCTGCTATTGGTATTCTCTTCGGGGTATACCTCTACGGTAAGCAGACACAGAAGCACGAGGATAAGCTAGACGATCTAGAGGACTACAAGAAGATAAGGGAGAGAATAGATGAGACCCCTATTAGTGTTGACATCAATGATGCTGTTGACAGGCTGTCTAAGCACAACCAACTACGGGACTGAGGCTATATGCTCTATCCCTCTCCCTACTGTATCACGTAATGATACAACACAGACAATCATAGAAGTAGATAACTTCTCAGCCAAATGGAGGGCAGCTTGCAATGGCTAAAGATCCTAGACTAGAGAGAGCTGGTGTATCAGGGTTCAACAAACCTAAGAAGACACCTAGTCATGCAACTAAATCTCATGTTGTTGTAGCCAAGGTAGGTGATGAGATCAAGACTATCAGGTTTGGTCAGCAGGGTGTCAGTGGAGACAAGAAGCCTACAGCTAGGCAGAAGTCTTTCAAGGCCAGACATGCCAAGAACATAGCCAAGGGTAAGATGAGTGCAGCTTACTGGGCCGACAAGGTGAAATGGTAAGGGAGATACATCATGCCACTGAAGAAAGGTTACAGTAAAAAAACTGTAAGCTCTAACATCAAGTTAGAAATGAAACACGGTAAACCTCAGAAGCAAGCAATAGCTATAGCTCTCAGGACGGCAGAAGAAGCCAAGAAGAAGAAACGTAAGAAATGAATGAAGCCCCAAGGAGAAATCCAAGGGGCTTTATCTTTATTGTTTCATCTCTTGTATCAGTCTGTCGAGATACCATCTGGCTTTCTCTAGGTCTTCTACTGGCTTACTCTTGTACCTGTATCGATGCAGATACTTCTTAGCATTGCCTTCCAAGTATCCCATGAACATGAGAGGGTCCATGTTGTCCTTCATGTAGTCGATACATTCGATCTCACCGTTACCGTAGTGAGGTGGCTTGTTAACTGGGTCAACAGGTGACCCCTTGTCTTCATTGTATTCATGCATCTTATTCACAGTTTCTCCTTCATAAATACCTTCACCCATTGAGCACATATATCACTCCGTACAATATCGTCAACACCAAACTCAATGATAGGTACAGGTAGCATGTGTTTCTTGGCTAGATGAATAACCTTAGACAACCCATCAGCTTCCTTCAAGTCTGATTGCTGTACGTCACCATTGAGTACGATGGTAGTACCCTCACCCACTCGTGTCAGTAGCATCTTAAGCTCATGGGTGGTGATGTTCTGTGTCTCGTCTACAATGATGAAGGCATCCTCAAAGCTACGTCCTCGCATCAATGCAAGAGGTGCCATCTCAATGTTGCCGTTCTTTATAGCTGTCTCTACTACACCCTTACCAAGGTGCTTCTCTAAGACATCCAAGACAGGCAAGGCCCAAGGCATAGTCTTCTCGGCTAGGTCACCCTTAAGGAACCCAAGCTCTTTACCTACAGCTACGTGAGGACGAGTGATAACGATCTTATCAATCTTCTTCTCACTATACATCTGTGCTGCATGAGTAGCCGTGATGTATGTCTTACCTGTACCAGCTGGACCTAACACAAAGATCTGAGAACTGGAGTTCAAAGCATCAATGAAGTCCTTCTGCTTATCAGTACGTGGTAGTAGGACTACGGCTGGCTTCTTGTCAGCATTCTTGTACGTTGTCTTACGACGAGTAGTTGTCTTCTTGGGTTGCTGCTGTACCATTTTATAATTCAATCAACTCTGCTGATGTGTATGGGATATGGAAGAACTTCTCACCCTTCTGGATGTATCGTCCCTTGGCTTCCTTGAGACTGTCCTGTGTTAGCAGTGTATCCTTGATCCTCCATGCTTGCTTGAAGTCAGGCCTAAAGATGTAGAAGTTTAGCACACCGTCTACAGAAGAATGCTTATCAAGGAGACGTTGCTTACGTCCTGGTAGTCTGATCTCAGCCCATGCTGTGTTCCAGTCACCCTTCCATGCTGTCTTAACCTCGGCCTCATTGAAGTACGTGAAGCCACCCTTCTGTGATACTACATCAACATTGTAGTTCTCCTCGTTGTTAACAATGATATGACCCTTTGACTCTAGGTAGGTCACCAATGCATTACGAGCTGGCTTATCGTAAGCCTCATACAATGCTCTGTTAAAGGGTCTCTTAATCATGTTGTATCCTCTTGTAATGTGGTGTCTAGCAGGGGAATCGAACCCCTCAACAACTGCG